GATCCGCTACGGAGTACATCTCCAGAGCCTCCTACTTGTCTAGTTCCCCAGAAAGTAGCTCCTGATGGAATTACCACCTTAATATTTGCTGCATCGTCACCAGAGGAACTCCCTCCAAAAGCTATCGTTACACTGTAAGTAGTATTTGCACTTACGTTAAGAGACATATTCGTAACATCTACATAGGTCAGTGAGGTTGTATAAAATTGACTGGTTGTTTTTGTATAATCGCCACCACCACCCGCCGTACCAGTTCCAATTGCTGTTCTAAAATCAGAGGCAGAAAGTGCGTCAACTGAATTGTTTGCGTTCATTCTTAAAAATGTAATCGCAGAAGGATTTGTGAGTTTAACTATATTCTGACCTACTGTTGAAGCGTCTGATATTGTAGAAATTGCTTGAGTATGCGAAGATGCAGCAGCACCAACATCAGAATAAGTCAAATTTCTATCTGCTGATAAATCAATTGAACTTGTTATCTTTCGAGTCGAAGGAACGCCACCGAGTCCTGACAAAGTAATCGCCGCTGCCGCGCCCGAAGCGTCTGCACCAACTTCCGTATAAGTATAAGACGGTTTTGTTAACGCCTTTGCCCATGCATATACATCACTTGCTGGAAGTGTCGTTGGATATGCTGGCAGTCCATAATCGCTTGTGGATGATGGATGACTCCCTGAATACCAATAACCAACACCCGTCCATGGTGTGCCTGTTACATATCCCATGCCCGTCCAAGGTGTTCCGGTAACATACGATCTTCCTATAACCCACGCTTCTATCTTTGTCATCTGAATATTTGGAGTATCAATTATTGCCGTATTATCTACCTTACTCAATAAATCTGTTTTAGTTGCCAGTTTTCCAGCGGACGTATCAGGAATTATCGCCACTGAATCAGTCATATCGTTTATAATTATATATCCAAGTTGTTTTAATTTTTTGAAAGCTAAATCAACTCCTATTTTTGTTTTGAACAATCCCACTCCAAGACCTGCAAGATTGCTTGCCGTGTTTGCTTCACCGCCTCCGCCACTTGTTGCATTTATAGTTACATCACCAAGCCCTGAACCTGGAGAGAGTGTAACATTTGAACCAGCTATAATCTTTTTAACTTTTGCTTCTGTGTGGGCAGTATCGTTTACGGTGACAGTAGTTACAAACTCGGAAGCATTGTGAGTGTAAATATCACCAGCGCCTGAAACAGGTAGATAAACTCCGTTATGCGAGTGATCTCCATACGCAGCGGTCGAATGAGATGTTCCGAACCCCGGAAACGAAACCGTTGCAATTAAAGCAAATAACTCAAGTGCATGATTTAACGTTACCGCATGACCAACTTTATTCGTATCTCTTCGAGCTTCATACCAATTCGAATCTGTTTTTGCGGCACTATTCAACCCTACTATCAAAGGTTGATAGCCGTTAAGAATCACATCTATTTGAGCACGCTTGTAATAATACTGCGTATCTATTCTCGCAAAATAATCTTCAAGAAGTTTATTTGTTCTATATTGCGATTCCATCAAAGCTATAGAGTCTGCATACTTCACATTCAGTTTGTTAAAAAGTTTCACATAGTTCTTTGAAGCAAACCCCGGATCAGAAGTCGAATCGCTTGAAGCGCTGCTACCGTTCAATCCTTTTACAACTAGGACCGCTTCATTCTTACCGTCAATTGAAGCGTAGATAGTATCACCTATAAAATACCAATAGACTGGATTCTTGACTGGTGTCTGAGAAAACGCAAAAGAAGAAAACAACAATATGAGTGTTAATAATCGTTTCATCTTCGTTAAGGAGTTTGTGCTTTTAAATTCAATGCTTCTTGAAGTGAATACCGATGTTTATTCATTTCACCTGCATATAAGCAAGCTGCTTCTTGATCTGTGTAAGTATGCAGATCGGTTGCACTCGCTAAAGAGTTCAATGCTTCTTGAATTGAATAATGATGTTTATCTACGGTCTGACCTGCAAGAACATTTAGAGCTTCTTGCAAAGAGTAATGATGCTTATCGGATTGTAATGCTATAACATTGGCCGCTTCTTGTGCGGTGTAAAGATTCAAGTCCATTGTGTCATCTCTGAATTAAATGAGCGGTAGGAGGAGGCGAGCCAAGAACTACCGCTCTGGAGCAAGACGTACCGAGAGGCACGTTACCTTGTGTAATGAATCTCAATACGAGGTCGATACAGATGTCCATTCGTACTGACTTGAATCTTTAATTTGTAATAAGCTCCGATTACCAAGTGTCCTATTGCAGGAGTTGTCGGGCTTGCTGTAACCTCGATATTAGAAACACAAAGATGTAGCTGTGCAATTACTGTGCTTGCGATATTGGTTAATGGATAGAATCTATAAAGCACAATTGAGTCAACGCCTGTCGTAGCATGTGATGCTGAGATAGTCGTATCTACACCTGCTGCCGTTGCAACTAATCCAATAACGTTCATCGAGTAAGGCACATAAAAGATGCAGAGTGTATCGACCGATGCAGCTTTACATGTATCGATTTCAAATGTCTTTACCATCACTGGCGTTGCAGCACTTATAGGAACTGTTTGCGCTTGCAATGGTTGTGTAACCGCAGAGAGCGCAAGAACGATGAGAATAAAACCAATTATCTTTTTCATTGTATGTTACCTTTCAATTCGTGTTTATAAATAATCTCCCCCGTTGAATTGAGGGAGATCGTCATTTGTCAATTAAACAACAGACCCGTCGAAGAATCGATAATCAGTGATACCACCACCATAAATATGTCGAATCTTATAAGTCGTTTTGTCATTCGTGAACCATGAACCGACATTAGGAATATCCGATACTAACAGTTCAGGAACTTCTTGACCGTCTAAGAATCCGATTTCAATACCAACACCGCTATTACGTGAAGCAACAAGAGCCCAATCATTTGCATCTGTCCAGTAATCAACACGGATTGGAGTGATACCAAGTTGCTGATAGAACTCAGGAACCATATTCGATTTACCGAACGCATTGGTTGTTAACTCGTAACCCGTCTTTTCCAGATCTGGAGGCACGAGCAAATAACCTGCAACAATACCGAGACGCTTGCTATTGTCGCCTTGAGCTTGTTTAAGCATCCTTAATCGCGCAGCAGTCAAATAGGTTGAGTCAAGCGCGCTTGCGCCTACGTTTGAATGACCTGCAACGTAAAGCACCGAACCATCATAAATTAGTCCAGTATAAGATGGTTTCACAAAATCATAAACGAATTCATGCAATGTCTGTCCTGCAGCACGAGCCATGCGAGTAGGAATTTTCACAATTGCACCAACATCATCGTTTTTAATCATTTCAAGTGTAACGTCTTCCGTTCCACCGCGTTTTGATGGGCTGTAGTTCATCGTCTCGTCAGTTGGAGAAGACAACCCAAGGTAGGGACCACCTTCTGCTACAGCAGGTAAATTACCATACCCACCGTACCTAACCCTTGTTTGTGGACGGAAGTCTTTCGGTGAAGTAACATCCGTAAATACTCTCCATGTGTCGAGAGCCAGCATATTGTAATCTTTGACTAATTGCCGATTCAAAGTATTGGCAAGGATGTTTGCCCAGTCAGTCGTTTCGAGAGAAAAGAGCAACCGTTTCGATTCCTTCTTCAATCCGGTTACATTGACATCACCGGTCGCCATTATGTAAGCTTCTTTAATTGAACGAATCGGTGAAACATTCCCATTGCCTACTTTTGCAATTTTATTGTATTCATCCGATCCGGCTTTCAAAGGTTTAATCGCGGAGCCATTGCAAGCAAACATAAGCTCAAGTCCAGCTTGAAGTTTGTCAATGCTTTCCGGCCCAGCGTGAATATCCATACCATGATTATTAACTTCTGGATTCGTGAAGTGCGCTGCAATCTGCCGGAATGAATTGATCGTATCATTCAGTTCCGCAGCAGCGAATACCTTTCCTTCGTAAAGCTTTCGAACTTCCTTTTGAACTACATCGGGAAGTTTGCTCTCTGTGAGCGCCGATGAAAGCTGCGAAGCACAAGCTATCAAACGCAGTTGTTTGATTTCTGCTTGCTGTGCATCCAGCGCTGCTTTAATTGCCTTATCCTGTTGTGGAGGAGTAGGCGGCACTGGAGGAGTTGGTTCATCTTTATGCACTGCCGCTTTCAGTTCATTAATTTTCGTATCAAGGGTTGAGCCAATTGTTTGTGCATCCCATCCTTCCGGTAGATGCAATCGATCCTGTGGCTTATCAGCCGCAAGTAAATGACTGTAAAGTTCGTTCTCATTCACTTTCAACCAATCGATATTCTTTGAAGCAAAGATAACCGGATAGGCAAGAGCGAAGAGCGCCATTAATTTTAGTCGTAATTCCATGAGAGTATCTCCTTGTGATTGTGAATGTGATGCCACTAATCGATTAAATTTTCCACCCGCTGCACCTCTCGGAACTATATCGACATCGCCACCTGCAAATCCTGTTACAATAGGAACCGTTTCATTCGCCTCCGATACAAACCTTGTTCCCTCTGAATAATAACCACCATCGATTGACAGTTGAAATACGTCAAGTTGATTCTCTGCTCTAAGAACAAGTAGGTTGTCTTTAAGCCATTGAGCGGACGGTAGAATATGAAACTCATATCGTAGTTCATCTCCTTGTACGTAACCGTTCTTCAAAAAGCCAACAACTTCCTTGATTCCTTTTTTGCTTGAATCGATCTTATGCCCGAAGAAATCTGCGTCCTCATTAACATATACTCTTGCACCGTCAAAGACGTTCTGCGAAGATGTGAGCGCTTCCTTTGCTATGAACAAATGAGGTCTCGCAGGAGCGAAGCCAGCTTGAACAACCGTAACATCCCATATCGTTCCTTCTGAATTGCCGGCGGCAATAGAAGCGTTGAACTTAAATATGTTTTTCTTCTTGATCATTACAACGTTACTTTCCGATAGCCATACTTACCTGCATCAACAACAAAGCGATTATCAGTTTGCTTAATAATTTTCAAATCAGATTCTTTCAATTCGTTCATTGCCTTTGTCGTACGTTCTAATACTTTTGTTAGAGCGTCCTTATCTTTTTGAGTTTTGGCATTGTCGATTGCTTCTTTCAATGCGTTTAACTGTCCATTATTATCCAGAATATCTTGCTTGACTGCATCCAGTAAACCTTTCGGTAAGCCCTTACCGGATTCCCTGGGATCGAGTTTGGCGTTTGCTTTTTTTTCGGCATCGATTTCTTCTTGCGTTTTCATAACCATCTCTTTATGTGAATAAAAAAAATGGCGAAACGAATCAGAGCCACCACTCTGTTTCATCTCGCCTCAGTTACCGTCCGTTGGGATCAGAAGTTGTGCGTCGCTTTATCAGCGAACGATTAAAAACTTATTTCAATTAGACATAAAAAAGCACTCAACAGTTGCGCCTGCGAGTGCCTACTTGACAAGTTCTATGATGTTCCGGTTAATCATTGGGTATAAATATAATAATTTCTTAGAACTTGTCAAGTATTATTTTTATAAATCTTTTGCAATCTGAATTCATAGATTAATAATGGCACCAGAATCAAATAGACTCTCAGTTCATTGATCTGACCGAACACCATTAACGTTGCCCATATTAACCAGATCAATATACCTATTGCGTTACGCTTCACGAATAGCATTGTTCCTAAAACAATTGCAGGAGATAATCCTACGTAGAAAAAGCACTTAACATTCGTAACAAAAAGCTCCCATCCACCATGTAGATTGTGGAACTGATAATCGTTATCTAACCCAACCCAATGAACGCAAGAATAATCGAAGTTCTGTCGCAATCTATAAATTATCATTATTCCAAACATCACCATCAATGACGCAAGGAAGATCTTCCATCCTCTTTCTTTCTTTTCAAAGAGGATTGAGAGTAGTAGATATGCAGGTATGTAAAATGCTGATTCCCTGTTAAACAAGAATACGCTGAAAAGGATAACGTAATAGATTAATCCTACTTTGTTTTTGATGAAAGTCAACAATATGACCATCATCAGAATGTCAAGCAAATCCCATCCCAGAAACCAATAGGGCACCCATCGCATCAAGAAGAATGCTCCCATTTGTGCGAATACTATCCAAATATTTTTATCATAGAGATAATATGTAACGATATTAAGTGCAATAAATCCAAAGACAAAAAATGGAACATATCCAATCGCATTGGCAATTATGCCGGCAAGATACCTATTCTGCCAAGCCCGCCACCAAGCATGTCCAGTTAATGGCTCAAAGATCGCTTTCATTTCACCATCCAGACCCGACACTTGACAATCTAATAACTGCAAGGCAAACATATAACCACCTACAATGCAAACAAATAAGGGAAGGAACTGGATTATCTTGTTCTTCATGTCTCATCCTCGAATCTCATTACAACCGGAACTACCGTACAACGGCAGTTAACGACCTCACCAACTGGCAAATCAGGATCATGTGGAGTATCCACTTGATACAGTTCACCGTCCGCACCTATCAAATCGAATTGCTCATCTGCGGCAACCACAACACCGTCAAGCATTAAATGTCCTGGCCGTGGAACACCTATGTGCGAATGAACCCACTTCTTTCCCATGTCCGATACCTGTTGCTTCGATTGCATTATTCTATCATGCGTTGTCATGTTCTGGATCCGCTTAACTTCCGTTTGAAATATAACTTGTGCTCGTTTCGCTATCGTCCCGAAGATAGAAGCGTCGTTGAGGTTCTTACCGATGTTCGCAATGACTTCACTTGCTGATTTCTGTCCTAACACTGCAAGGTCTAATTCATTTGAGACATTCTGTAAAGCATTGCCGACCAATCCATTGACTTGATTCGCTGAATACTTTTGTAGTATCTCAAGTTTGCGCTCTGATAAAAAGGGAAGTGCTGTTGCAATACCTTGTTCTTTCAGAATCTTATCTACGGTTTGAATGCCCTTGACAAATAACCGTCTTTGGTTATCGGTCATTTGCTTGGTAAGGTTCAATCGAACTTGATACGATAATGCACCAAGACGAGCTTTCAATGTTTCAACGGTGAGCGCGTCAAGCGGTTCGTTCTCTGCAACCATCGTAATGACTTGCCTTCGCCAGTTGTTAATGACGCTCTGTATCTCTACATCACCGCTTTTTGAAATCTGATTTATCAGGTTGTCTATTTCTTCTTGCGCTGTCATCTTAGTTCAAACTGAATAGTGTTGCTGCTTTCAATGTTTCAGAATAATACCTAATGAGATTCCGGTCTATCTGCCAAAGTAGAAACAACGCTATCGATTGAAGATTGAACCTTATCATTTCTTTGCTCTTTGAATAATCTCTTTTCGATTTTCATCTTGACAAAGACTTCAAACGATGTATCGCAATCTAACTTTCTGCTACCAGCAAGAAATCCCTCTACAAACGCTTCCTTAAGCTCTTTCAAATATTCATCCGCTTCAAACTGTGCCATTGATTACAATACTCGCCAAGTTCTTGACTCTATCGTGTAACGATCTCCGTATCGTTGCTTGAGGTATGGTTCAATCTCTTTGATACGTGAAAATCTAACCAAAGAAACGTGCCTGCCGCCTTTATATGCTACAACTCTCCGCCATTCATCAGTATCAAGATACTCAAGAGCAAATTCAATCCCATTTGTAATTATTCTGAATTTAATCGGCTCGAGTACGCTTCGTTTTGTATTCCCAAACATTTTAATCCCTTCCTAAGTTGTGCCATCGCCTTGCTGCTGTCCTTTACCTGCATACTCACCAATACCGGCCTTCTGCCTTGCTTGCCGTAACTTCTCCTGTTGATTCATAAACTGATTCAATGGAGGGGCTTGGTTCAGTGTGTCCGTTGCAAGGTTCTCTTGTTGCTTCGTTTGATTGAGTTCCTTGATGTCCTCTGCGGTCTGTGATTGATCTACTTCGAAACCGATTGAAGTTAAGAAGCCGTCAACAAGTTTCTTTGCCGTGTCATCGGTAGCCCATCCGGAAGATACTGCTACCTTCATTGCGTTAATCATTTGCGTGAATCCTGATCCTGCTTGATCCAATTCCTTTTGATCGAGATTGTATAGACTGACCTCAATGTCAAAGTATTCATCAGGAGCAAGTTTCAATTTACCTGCATCTTGAACACACTGCAAAACGTAAGTACACATGAACTTCAATTCACGTTTCAAATACGCCTGAATCCTTTGAAGCATCTTCTTCGTAGGGATAGCCATGGAATCTGCGGTTGCTCTGTTGGTTGTGTCCGCTTCACCAAACCAAACCTTTGAGAATCCTGCCGTGCCGACGATGAAATCCTTGATTAACTTCGCGGCCGTTGAAACATCGTTTGCTGCTAAATCTGCTTTGATAGTCGTCCACTTCGCTTTCTCGTTATGAACGTTTACCATGCCTCTATCCGGTCGAGTAACCTTTTGAGCGTCTATTTCTTCTTGTGTCATTCCTTCAAGCGTGCAATCGAAGAAGTAATCGTTCCTTGCATCGAAACCGTCAAGAGCACCGAACAAGAATTGATCGAATGCATCCGCCCAATCAATATCAGTCATAAGAATCGAATAGCCGCGTAATTGAGTAGGTAGTTTATTTAATTGAAAGAAGAACACCTCACCAACTAATTTACCGTATAGTTTATTGGTTTCGGGATTGCCGTCCATATTGAAGCGGATAACTTTCAAATGAACTGCTTCCGTTGTGTTCGGTGGTTGCATCACAATCTCATCCACCTTGCGAATGTTGCCCTGCACTGGCACGACACCGCTTGATTGAACGTTCCCGTTCGCGTCGTATGAAACGGGAAGTATATAGCGTGGATCAAGGTAGCCAATCCAAACCTTGCCGTCTGTCTTGTTGACGTGGGCCGGTATGATCTGCTCGCCGTTAATCAGGTAATCTGTGAACATTGAACCGAGATCATCCTGCAGATCGTTTTGTGGATCTTCGTAGAAGTCATCCCAAGCCTGCTGTCCTTCGTTCCTGTCCTTGAGATATTCCTCGCCATCTGCGGTTCGTTTCTTACACTTCACAACTACTTTCAACTCTTCCCCTACACAGAAGTCAACAAGAATCTCTATAATGCGTTTAGCGAGTAGATTGCGTTGCCAAAGGTAGAATGCTTTCTTGCATACGTCTAAATAAGCAAGCGGAGTCAAGTCTCGCTCTGACTTCGAAGTCAAACGCCGGTACTTTCCTTCATCTCCTTGATCAGTTCCGGTTAATCCAATCTGACCTGCTTTCATCACATTTGTTCCGGTAGGAGAGTAAGCCGGTAGTATCCGTGATTTAGATTCTGGCATGGTATTTACCTTTCATAAATTGTTCTAAGGATCGTTCCAACAAAAGTAATTACCACTCCCTTTGCTGTTATCACAATCGTTCTTTTACCGATTGATATTCTTTCGATAGGAGCGTGAACGCACGTTTGCGGATCGGCTTTACAGTTCCCGAACGGTTCAAGATGGATAGTTTGTCCTAAATAGATTTCAGTGTTTAACGTCTTGCCTTGCTCGAGGAATATCACGCCTTGAATCACTTTCTTTGGTGCAGGTTTGCATTTCACTATAACTGCTTGCCAGAGTGCCTTTATTCGTGCGTAGAACGCACGAAGCGCGATAATTATTCGATTGGTATACATAGATGTCTTATTCATTTCGTACCTTTTTTACCATATCCCATTTTTATCAATTCTAACGGTTCCATTTGGCAAAATAACTTTGATGTCTGTTCTCAAATAATCTTCCCACTTAAATTTTGCTATCCCCCTTTCAACCGCCTCACTGTCTAATATTCCATTTTTATCCGTCAGCCAATGTTTTCTTTTATCTGGGACCAATATCTTAATGATCAATCCCATATCATTCAAGGTTGTATAACAATGTTTCCCATCCCACCAAGTCATTGCCTCAAAAAATGAGGTATCGGTCAAAAAAAGATGTTGTATTCCGAATCCATCCTTACCACCCTTGTTATAATAATCAACACCAGCCCTTCCTTCGAGACAATCGCATATAGATAATTTTTCGACCTTTTTCAAAACCATCATCCACCTTTTAGCAGAAACATTTTGTGCGTTTGCCATACCTAACCCAAGAATCAATATCATTATGTATTTCATTTTTCACCTCTCATCAATCTCCGCGCTTTTTTCTGCATCCTGCGAAGTCCCTTGCCGGATACGCGAAGTTTTCGCATAATGGCTTTCTTTTGCTGCCTCTCAAGGTTTATCATTCTGCCTAATCGCATATCGCCTCCTAATGAATGTCGTCAACAGTTGGAATAACACTTGCCGGTTGGATTAACGGCTTTTTCTCTTCTTGGTTTGCAAGAACCTTGATGGCATCTGCAAGCAAATTGAGACACAGTTTCTTATCGCCTGGCGCTGCTATCATAATCTGATTCTTGTCATTAACCATAATCTGTAAAAGTATCTTGAGTTGTGCCATCTCTCTCCTTTCAATGACTGTATTCGTGTCTCTTTTGTGGTTTGTATTTGAACTCTAATTTACCGTTGACTATCCTGCTTCTTAGTTCTCCAGGCACTTCTACACCTTCCTTTCCGTCTCCATTGTCTGGATGATTACTCTTTTGTGCCGCCTTAACGTTTCCTTTCAATTCGTTCAACGCCCAAACAAGAGCGTCAAGTCTATTAGGACTCTTATCGCCTGGACACCATAAGCATAATTCATCTTCCAACTTGCTGAATGTTCCAACGTGATGTACTCTATGTTGCTCGTAGATAGTTGCGATTGGCTGTGCTCTTGTTTCTTTACCCCGACTTGCAAACGTCAAGAATACCGGAACATCTTTATCAACTTCGTGAATAACCTGCGATACCATCTCACCGCCGTTGTTCTTCTCTGCGATTATCTTATCCGCTAAATGCTTTGTATATGCAGCAACGGCTTCCTTCGCCCAAGCATTAGGGCTGCCTTGCAATGAGTAATCACCGAAGACATAATACTCGTTTCCTTTTCGCCCCGCAACCACTATTCCGGCTTCATCACCTTCACTTGATGCACTTGGATCGACACCGACATAAATCAAGTCAAGTTCTGGCATCTTCACAACCCTATCGGCATCGATCTCTGAACGCTGCCATAACGCACCAGGAGCGCTATCGACATCCTCTGCCATAATCTCTTGCCGATAAGCAAGGGAAGTCATATCTAATGTTATATCTGTAAGTGCTTCCTTGGATAAGTGAGGATTGTCATGTGATGTGAAGTGAAATGCTTCCCAACGTGACTTGCGTCCTTCCATCTTCGCAAGTTCCATTTCTGCTACCGCTTTCTCATATAACTTTGAGGCGTGCCGTGGATCATCTGCTTTTGAAACGCTTCTCGTATGCAGTGATGGTGGAGTGAAGATGAATATTGCATCACCGTTATTGTCAAGCAACATAGGAGCACCAACGACTGCCCACGTATCTTCGTTCATCATTTGGAATTCATCAAGGATCAATACGTCTGCATAGTCGCCTCTCAATGTGTCTGCATTCCAAGCTGTCTTCGCTCTAATCCTTGCTTCAGTTCCACGTAAGGTAAGACTATGCTCTGTTTCGTTCTTCTTGACTATACCTGCATTGATTAACTCGGTGAGCGCAATCGTAACCTCCGTCCAAAACTTCAATATTTGATCTCCGGTAGGAGTAGCGTATAAAACACGATGCCCTTTTAAGAATTGCTCAACGGCTATCTCCGCAGCACCAACAGTCTTTCCACCTCTGCGTCCTGCTTTGATTACCTTACGCTTTGCAGTTGAATTGATAAACGCCCACTGCTTATCATGTGGTATAGGCACTTGAATTGTGAACTGCGATAGATCGTCTTGCAGTTCTTCTTTCTCAGGATTGTCGATCTGGAACTGTCGCGCCAAATTCGCCATTGGTCTGTTTACGATTGACATATTCTACAAGTATCCTTATTGCTGTGTCATCGGTTATATTAACTTCATCCGGTACTTTACCATAACAGATTTCCAGGAAGTTACGCCAACCGGATTCTTGCTTGCCCATTGCCATTTTCAAAAGTATTGCTTCAACGGTAGATACTTTCTTCCGCGCGTTATCCATCACTAAGCGCAAGCTATTGATCGCTGCTTCGTTATGCCCTTTTTCAATCTCGCCAATTATAGACTCAACGCGCTTCATCACCTCTTCCCTGTCAAACACAACAAGCTCACGCTCTGCTATCGATAGCGCAAGATTGCGGAGTTTGTCAAATGTCTTCGGTCTGCCATTACGGTTAATTCTGGGATCGTTCTTTGTAAAGGGGATTAAATCTTTTTGGCTCATATTTCTTTTGAAACCCTACTGTATTGCAGTAGAGAATTGCAGAAATATAATCAATTTTAATGGAATGTCAATAGGTGGGGAACAATATAACGAGAATTGAGGATATTATAATCCTTCCACTGACTTTGGACGTTTCACGCTTTTGTGCTTTCTCGTTTGCTATTCGAACTTGTTCTCGAATCTTCTCAGCTTCCGGTCCCTGTAAGTAATGATAGGAGCAAGGGAATAAAGCAGATGAATCGGAATGCCGAGGCTCGAAGGCTTGTCCCAAATTTTGTTGAATTGGATTCAATGTTGTATCACGCATTTGATTTCTCCTCGACGGCAACCAATAGATTTTGTTTCCTGTGCGCGTTCCATTGTGATGTCTCCTAAAATGAATGCAGCGGAAGGACTGACAACCGCGACACGACTCGAGGAAGGGTCAATCACAACCGCTGCAAAGGTTAAATTCAAATAGGGATTATTTTTATTGAGCCGTGTCATTGTGTTTCTCTGATATATTATAAGATTTACTTATCAGAGTGTCAAGAGATTTGTTCACTATTTTTGACTAATTTCATACCGTAGTTATTGATTCCCTGCGGAATAACGATGTTTTTCTTTAATCGGAGTTTATTATTTTTGAAAGGTCTATAATCTACCTGGTGTTGCCAGCGTCCCCATTTCCGAGTTATCTTCGCAACATCTGGATGTTGTCTTTGTAAAGATTTTGCCATTTCTAAAAGACCATCAAATTTATCATCCTTTTTATAAAGTTCATCAGTATTACCACCTTTCATGTTCATTGTTGCTACTTTTTCGCACAGAAAAGTATTGAATAGAATTGTACAATATCCATCTTTTAAAACCCGTAGAGATAGATCGGTATCTTCATTATATTTACCGCGCCAGCGATATGGAATACTGTTTTTGATTGAGATACAAGAATAGATCCTATCATTTAGATAGAATAAAGGTTGCG